AGCAAAAAACACTTTTTAGAAAAAAGTGTAGCAAAAAACACTTTTTAGAAAAAAGTGTAGCAAAAAACACTTTTTAGAAAAAAGTGTAGCAAAAAACACTTTTTAGAAAAAAGTGTAGCAAAACACTACCTTTTTATGCGAAGTAAAAGAAAAGGTAGAGCCAAAACATACTTTTTTTGGAAAAACTACCTTTTTATGCGAAGTAAAAGAAAAGGTAGAGCCAAAAAACACTTTTGGGAAAAGGTCAATCAAACAACAGAAAGATTAATTTTGTTATAAAGCTAATATGTGCAGGTATATCGGTAACATATACAGACTCAGACTCAGACTCCGCCTCCGCCTCCGCAATGTGTTTTATATTATATGGCATATAGACCCTTAATATAAAATCCTTAATATAAAATTATTACATATATGTATTATTTATAGTTCTGGCTAAAAGATAAATAACCATTAAACAAATAATCACGAGTAAGGTATTCATAACTAAATCCGAAGTGAGAATATACATAAATAAGGCTAAAAAGGTTAGCACCACTATAAACCACATCAAATAAAAATAGTGATTCGATTGGCGGATTAATGCAGCGTTCTCCGCTATCCCGTCTACCGTGTCCATACCGGCGCGTTGTGCCTCCAGTTTTTCAATATAAGTGTTTAATTGGGCTTGTTTTTGCTGAATATTCTGTTTCGCCGCGGTATCTGCTACGTACATTTGCCCCATCTCCGCGCTAATGTTTTTCGCGTGATTTAACAGAGTTTTATTCAAGCGTGCTAGTTGCGCCATAATATTTTCATTTACGCTCGGTTCTGCCGTGTGATATAAGGCACTTGTAGCCAGATTTTGTTGCAGGGTAGAATATTCGCTTAAAGTTTTATTAAAATCCGTTTCGCTTTGCGAGAGATTCTCACTGATATGTTTTTTTTGAGCGATAATAGAATCATCACCATTAAAGGCTTCGTTAATGGAGGTTAAGCCCGGCATAGAGGTCAGTTCTAAAAATGGCAGGCGTTCAAAAGTATAAGTTTTTACGGCGTGTTCGTATTTTTTAAAATCTTTGCCTTGAGATAAATCGGCATTTTTATAGGTATGTGGGGCTTTGTAATCTAAACGGTTAAAGAATGAAGAGAACATTAAATATGTTTATATACTATATTTAAGACAAATAATTTTGTATACATGGGTAGTTATCTCTTATAAAGCATATACATTGTCGCCGTTAAAGAGAGAAAAAATAGCCAATTGCCCACCAATTGTTGCTGGTATAAGGTTTTTGCGTCCGTTAGGCGCCCGTGCGCCGCGTTATCACTATTCATTAGTAATTCGTATTCCGTTTGGAGTTTTTTATTTGCTTCGTCTAATAAAAATATTTTGTCATCAATGATTTTAATATTTTTTTGAAGTTCATCGGTGGATTTGGCTAAATTATTTTTCAGGAAAAAGATATCTTCTTGTAATTTGTCTAAATTGCTAATATTCTGCTGATAACCGGTACTATTTTTTTTTATTTTGGTATGGATTTTATAACTCGGGTAGGTTTTGACTATTTCGCCTACAATAATATTATACCGTTGTGTTAGTTCATTAATCTGCTCTTTGAATTGCATCGGTGGTTCCATGCTTATATATATATACATACATACATCTTTATAGACGTGGCTATTTTAAAAAGTGGCTATTTTAGAAAGTGGCTATTTTAAAAAGTGACTATTTTTATTTTTATTTTTATTTTTCTCTCTCTGTTTTATAATAAAATGCTAAAGATAAACAATATAGAGAAAATATCTCCTTACTTTTTTGTACCAGAAGATGTTATTAATCTTATTACTATAGAGAATGTATCGACCGAAACAGTATATGTTACATTAGAAAATATTACATTGGACGAATTAAACAAAATTCAGTTTATGGGTTCGAATATTGTGTTAGATATTAAGAACTGTACTTTTGTCAACCTTACCACGACGGAAGATGTTACGAACTTATTTATAAATTATACAGCGTCAAATATAACTATTGTGAATTTGGAAAATATTTTACAGAATAATAAACGGTTATGCAAATGTTTCATGCCTAGTGCGGAAAATTCTGTGGCAAATGCACAAATTGGCATTGATACATCTACCATTGATATATTATCAACTAGTTTTGATTTAACCAAAACGTTCACGCTTCATAGTAAACTGGGTTCTAATCGGTTTATTTATTTAAACTTTCTTGGTTGTACCTTGAGTGATTCCTTATGGAATAATGAATCTAACAAGAACAACCCTATAACAGTACCGAAGTTTGATACTTTAATTAATGAAGATACCACAAAAAAATATATTCAATTAATATGGCGTAGTGTAGCCGACGCATTTTCCATCTGGGATGTAGATGTTACAACTGAACCCCCGACGGCGTTTGACAATGGTAAAATAATAAATACTCCGGACAAATACGGAATACAATGTTTAATTGGTGGTAATAGTGATACCGTGTTAGGTGGCGGAAGCTATGGCGGGGTCGCTTATCTTTATTCATTCCCAAAGACAATCCTTTATAAAGAACCATGTTTTGTATTTCCGGAAAATTTAAGTAGATATCATAAGTTTATTGCAACAGTTACTGTGCATGAAATCGGACATACACTCGGTTTGATACATTCAGGAACTAAAGACGGTACTACTATAGTAGAATATTATCGAGGTAACGGTATATGGGCTCCATTTATGGGGACTGGTTATAATACATCAGTGAATCAATGGACTAAAGGTGAGTATGCAAACGCCAATAATATAATAAAAACCACAATTAATGGTGTTACAACAACACAAAATACATCAGATACACAGGACCAAATTACAATTATAACTACTTACCTCAATCTTATTACTGATGACTGTAGTAATTTTTTTACCAATGCCACGTTAATAAAAAATACAGATACCATTGGTGGCATAATAAATAGTCAGACAGATGTGGACATGTTTAAATTAAATTTACAGGGTAGTCAAACCATTACAATACATGCCACCGTTACCAGTTTATTACCTACACTTAAAGTGGGTATGAGTTTATATAATGATAGCCAACCCCAAACCCTTTTGATTACAAATACTGTTAATCCAGCTATAATTGAAAATGGCTTTATGGATGCGAGTATCACTTATAATGTAATAACGGCGGGTATATATTATTTGAAAATTGCGGGGGGTGGAGGTGATGGTATCGATAATAGCGGAGACCCGATTACATCTTTTAACGATTATGGGTCTATTGGTCGTTATAAAATTACAGGTACATGGACGGATGTAGTTACCACACCCATAACGATAGATGGAATAAGTTTTACAGTGGTAAATAAAATATATGATGGTAATAGTTATGCTATCATTAACAGTATAAGTTTCAATGGTAATTATGATGAAACAATTAATACTATAATACGTGATTATCAAATAGAAGTTACAGCAACATTTAATGATAAAAATGTAGGTGATAATAAACCAGTCACCATTACAAACATTCGACTAATCGGTCCAGAGAGTTCCAACTATATCATTACTCCACCGACAGGTCCTGTGACCGGAAGTATAACACGTAAACCCTTAACCATTGCGGGCATCACTGCCATTAATAGACCCTATAACGGTACCACCGCCGTCTCATTAATTACGAGTAATTCACGATTAGTTGGAGTGTTTGCAGGGGATACGGTCTCCTTCTTGTCTAAGCCCACCACCGGGACATTTGCATCAAAAAACGTCGGGGCTGCTATACCGGTCGCGATTTCAGGCTTTACCTTAACTGGTAGTAATGCAAGTAATTATATAATTACTCAACCGACAGGTGTGACCGCTAATATAACAGCTGCACCCTTAACCATTGCGGGCATTACTGCCATTAGTAGACCCTATAATGGAAACCTCACTGCCGTATTGGATACTGCGTCAGTGAACTTGGTTGGAAAATTTGGAACAGATAATGTGACAATTTTAAATAAACCCACCACCGGGACGTTTAATAATAAAAACGTTGGGACTGCTAAACCGGTCACGATTTCAGGCTTTACCTTAACTGGTAGTGATGCAAGTAATTATACCCTCACACAACCGACAGGTGTTAGAGCAAATATATATAGTAAACCCTTAAATATTACGGGGACTACCGCCTATAATAAACCCTATGATAGAAACACCACCGCTCGAGTAAATGTGAATAATTCCAGATTATCGACTACCGATAAAATTGCAAGTGATAATGTTATCTTGAATAAAAATAATGTGCGTGGGACCTTTATTAATAGTGCGATTGGCAACAATAAACGTGTCTTTATTTCAGGCTTTACAATTACTGGTGCTGACGCTCCAAATTATACATTAATTCAACCCACAAATGTATATGCGAATATTACTGCCAGGTCTAGAGCGCTCTTAATTAACACTATACCCGCGGATATTATTGGCAGGTCTAGAGTGCTCTTAATTAACACCATACCGCCGAATATTACTGCCAGGTCTAGAACGCTCTTAAAGAACACCATACCGGCGCATATTATTGCTAGTCGGTTTAAGAGCGTAATTTATACGGCGAAATAAAATTGATATGAAACAGGAGCGAAGTTAAATATGGTATTATACGAGAACATGGCTCAATCCACCGACTTTGCGCTTATACAACTCTTTCACAGCATGCCGGTCGAAATCAAAGAGAAAATTCAACGATTTACTTATAAGAAACAAAATAAATCGTTATTAGAGGACATTCGAGGTTTGTATGATGCCGTCGAGTATATACGTGTGTTTACTGAAATTATTGACACGGCGAACGCTACCTACGGAATGCGAGAAACTACAGAAGTTATATATGCATGTTTATGGCCTGGTCTAGTCCAAATCCGTAATAATTATATAAAATATAAATTTATGAAAAAATGGAAATATTTTACTGATTTTACATGTGCGGAAAAGGCACATAAAAACGGAGTGCGCACATTCCAAGTTATACCGTGGGAACAGAGTTTTGCGTTGCATTTTTGGTTATGTATTTATCATTAGAGAGAGAAAACAATAAATATAATAAAATTAAATATAATAAAAAATAAATTAATTTAAATTCAATTAAATTCAATTAAATTCAATTAAATTCAATTAAATTCAATTAAATTAAACTGGAGCTGGAGCTGGAGCTGGTTGTTTTTGAAAAGGTTGTTTGCTAATGCGTATACTAATGCGTATGCGTATGCTAATGTATGTTTTGGTACAGTCTGCTACGCTTGAACCTTTTTGAAAAAGGTTGTGTTAAGTGTAAAGTATTTCATTAATACTTTTCTTATAAGTAAGTAAATCTCTGTTTTGTAGAGACTCATTCATAATAACAATTGTGCGATTTTTTTCTTCAGCGCTTAGATTCTTTCGGTATAGCTTCGCAATCAGGTTTTCGGGGTGGAGGGTTTCACATAACAAACCATTTACGGTCATGGTCCCGTGCTGCTTTAACAAGACATTGTACAATATTTCCCCCGAGTACTTGACTTTTTTCACTTCTCGAGAAACATTGAGGAACCGTTCCGCCGGCACCAGTTGCCCGTTAAACTCGATTTGGTGATCTTTCGTCATAATTGTATTGGCCGACGGATAATTTCTGCCGAGGGAGTTTTTGAGAAACAAGATTAAATACTTATCCAAGGTCACCGTCTGGGTAATATGGCGAATGGTTTGACCGGCCAGCGTATGCCTGGTGGGGTCGAGTTTCTCAATCGGTATGCATCCTTGGTCGGTCTGAATGGGGGTACCCGCCGGGAAACAAATGTTGCTGATGATGGGTGTGGGTGTGGGTATGGGTACAGTCGACGCTACACTGCCAATGTAAAAATTTTGTCCCGCAAAAACAATGGGCGTGGCGTCACCCGCTGGTTTGTCTACGGCAGACACTTGACCAGCTACAGTGGTAGTACAAGTAAACACGACTTGGCTAGGGTCCACCTGATAAGGTGCTTGAGCCGTAATTACCAAGGTATTTGTCTCACTAGTAATGGTCACTGTGTCTGGATAGTTTTGTACTAAAATATAAAAAAAGGTGGTATTTTTTGGCAAAGTGGCTAAATCATACTCCGTTTGCGGCGGAGAAAAGGCGGGTAAATTGAGATTGTTCGGGTAGATACTGGCGTTGATGAATTGGACGGTGGTGTCTGCCGACTGTACTTGCCAAGGCTGTACCGCCGGCAGTATGGACGTGGGGGCTATAACTTGCGTGGTCTTTAAAAACCTGGTTGCGGTTTTATTTATTAAAGCCTTAAACAAGCCCGAGACAAATAAAGACATGCCACCCGTGTTTTGCCCGGCCTTTTGTAGGCCATTTTTTAAGGCCAGCATACCATAAACGTTTAAATTCGCGGGTAACGTGTAGGTATTATTCACTACCGACAGACCACTATTAGTGACAATATTCTGCGCTATCGCTGGACTGTCGGTTATTAAGGTCTGGTCGTTATAGGTAACCCCGGCTAAATTTGCGCCAGTTAAAATGGTCCCCGTTAAATTAAAATTGGATAAATTTACCCCGGCTAAATTGACACCAGACAAGTTATAACCCGCAAATACAGCTTTGTATGATTGCGTAAAGACCTGCGCGCGTAATTGCTCATTTGTTGCCACTAGTAACAAACTGGGGGGAGAATAGTTAATTGTCGCCGTTGTACCGCCATAACCATACAAGACACCAGGTTTAGTCTCAATAGTTGGCGGGGTCGTATTTAGGTCGTCGGTCAACCCGAGCAAATTAAAAGTAAACGCATTATACCCTGGTACCCCTAGTAGCGTAATACTAGACGCGGCAATAAGGGAGCACCGGTCGAAGGTTAACTCGAGGGTCGTAGCGGAATTGCCGCCGCCGCACAGCCCGCCAATATAATTACCCCCACCCCCAACCACCCCAATCTCTATAGCGCCCGTCGCGGCGGTGACCGCACAAGAGGTAAACGTTAGAGTTGCGTTTCCGTTTTCAGCGTCATTGTTGCCGCCGCACAGCCCGCCATTGTAAGCACTCCCACCTCCAATGGTTATAGCTCCTGTAGAGGCGGTGACCGTACAAGAATTAAAAGTTAGAGTTACGTTTCCGTTGGTAGCGCCATTGCCGCCGCCGCACAGCCCGCCATTGTAAGCACTCCCACCCTCAATGGTTATAGCGCCCGTCGCGGCGGTGACCGTACAAGAGGTAAACGTTAGAGTTGCGTTTCCGTTGGTAGCGCCATTGCCGCCGCCGCACAGCCCGCCATTACCCACATCTCCAATGGTTAAGCCCGTCGCGGCGGTGACCGTACAAGAGGTAAACGTTAGTTTTAGGTCGTTATTAGCGCCATTGAAGCCGCCGCACAGCCCGCCATTGTAATAACCCCCACCCCCAATCTCTATAGCGCCCGTCGCGGCGGTGACCGTACAAGAGGTAAACGTTAGTTTTAGGTCGTTTTCAGCTTCATTGCCGCCGCCGCACAGCCCGCCATTTCTACCACCCCCACCCCCAATCGTTATAGCACCCGTCGTGGCGGTCACCGTACAAGAGGTAAACGTTAGAGTTGCATTTCCGTCTGTAGCGTAATTGTTGCCGCCGCACAGCCCGCCATTATAAGAACCCCCACTCCCAATGGTTATAGCACCCGTCGCGGCGGTGACCGTACAAGAATCAAACGTTAGAGTTAGGTCGTTATTAGCGCGATTGCCGCCGCCGCACAGCCCGCCATTGTAAGAACCCCCAATGGTTATAGCCGCTGTACTCGTAATTTGACAAGATTCAAATGTGATGGTATTACCTTGGGTCTGGTCGCCCATACAAATCCAGCCGGCCTTTGTTTTCGTTAGCGTAGGGGCTCCACTAACATCTACGGTTATATTTTTTATATAAATGTCGGTCAAGGCAGTGGTTTGTACGTTATCTACTAAGGTAATCAGACTGTCGCCTTTAAATAAACTGGCGTCTGTACCCGGTGTCCCTGTGCCCGGTGCAATGCTGGCACCCGTACCATCGATGGTCACTTTACTGCCGTTACCGGCATAACCGTCAGGCACCTGATTAATTCTCAAGTTGTACATGTTAGTCCCTGGGCTAATAGAACTTAATTTAACGGTCACTTGTTCATTCGTGCTGTTATAAATGTTTATTTGATAGTTATTATACATGGTTGCTGGAATAGTATAAGTAGTTGTCGTAAGATTAATGTTGGCGACTGTTCCTGGGTCTGGCCCATATGACCCAAATATAATATTTACGGTTTTCTGATCTAACGTCGTCTGATAATTGGCAATCGCCGTGGTAAAATAAATCGGCTGGATATTTTGGTTATCTGATTCCAATACCCAATTCCCACCGTACGCGAGATTGCCAGTTTGGTCGACCGACGCCCCGATGGTACACGCCGGGGTTTGCAACAAGGCATAATATTTTTGCCAGGCGGTATATGTCAAAGATTCACACGCCAGGAAATCCACTGCAGTCAGCTGGTAGGTTTGCTGCAAGTCTTTAAACACTTGGACGTTGGGGGAATAACTGTCGGGTGGACTAGAACTATCGATATCGGCTAAAGTAAAATAAGGTTCGTCGTTGAGAAAAATTTTGGTGTTGTTATACATGTCTTTATTGGTGGCTACGACACAGATGCGGTCTAATTGTATGCGTTTACTGGCCGTGCACCGGGCCAGTGTATCTAAAAGTTCACTCCGCAAAGTGTGTTTATTAAAAAACATGGGTAAGGTCTGGGCGTTGGCTGACGTATAAAAGACTTGTGCGTCGGTTATCGAGCGGTCGATGAGTAAGAGGTTTGTACATACTGCGTTTGTATCTACTGCGGGATAAACCAACGGTACATAAGCAAACAAGACATTTAAAGCCGACGTAAAATAAGCAGTTTTTTGTCTAAATAATCTACCGTACGCGTTCAGAAATTGTATCTTCGCCTCTGGGTCGCCGAAAGGCTTATGGCTTACAACCGGTCTGTGTTTATTAATGCGACGTAAGGTATGCTCACCAGAGGACATAAATAGTTCTGGGTTGGTATTGGTGTCGTCGATGTGAATGATTGCCTCTCCTCCGTCTGTCTCTACTACGTTTGCCTCTACTCCATCTGTCTCTACTCCGTCTGTCTCTCCTCCGTTTGCCTCTCCTTCCAAGTAGTCTTTCTCCCTGAGGGCGACACTATGTTGGTCCAACACATCAATATGGACGATGGCCGGATAAAATAAAGTCAATTGTTCAGCAAAATAATCCAACACAGTTTTCTCCGAAAACATATTTAAAACGCCTAAATTAGTTAGGTCGGTTAAAAACCCCGCCGCCTGATTTACAAAAAATGTATCCACTGCCACCGAATCCGTAAATGGGTCTATTAACAGGGTGGGTATTTTGGCGTCCAACTCAAAAATTCGTGCGTTCGCCGTTGCCGTACTCAATAACAACTTATATGCCATTATATTATATATATATAACATATAAAATATAATTATTATAAAAAAGAATAATTATAAAAATATAATTATTATAAAAAAGAATAATTATAAAATATTTTTATAATTTATAAACAAATATTTTAAGTTTTCATCGCTCTACTTTGTTTGTAATTGGACCTGCTACGCTTGGACTTTTTAAAGGTTGTTTGAAAAGGTTGTATGCTAATGCGTATGCTATTGCATGTTTTGGTTCAACCTTTTTGAAAAAGGTTGTGTTTTGGTTCAACCTTTTTCAAAAAGGTTGTGTTTTGGTCCAACCTTTTTTGAAAAGGTTGTGTTTTGGTCCAAACTGCTACGCTTGAACCTTTTTTTAAAAGGTTGTGTTTTGGTTCAATCTGCTACGCTTGAACCTTTTTCAAAAAGTGTGTTGGTTTTTGCTACACTTTTTTCAAAAAGTGTCTAGGTACAAACCCGATAAAAATCGGTCTGAATCGCCGTCTTACTGGGCCGAGTAATCTTACAAATATCGCCGGGACGGATACCAATCAATTGAGCTACGGGGCCAAAACGCGATATATCTGGCATTTGCTTATCATTCATAATATTATATTTCCGCCGAATCTCCATAGCTTCGTCTTTACTGAGGACCGTGTGGGGGGGCACCAAAGCATGCTCGAGAATATTATATTGCAACCGTTTCATGCTAATGACATTTACGAAAAAGCCATCTTGTTCCCAAATATGTTTCAATGTCTTTTCAATCGTCTCATTCGGTTCATCGTTGATAATAATAATTAAATCGTCCGTTTTCACTAGAATTTCTTCTAAAGTAAACAAATCCTCGATATATTCGTATATGCTTACGGGGCGCAGGTTTTTCTCAATTTGTGAGCTTTTGCCAGTGTGATATTTTACGTACGTTTTTTTACTGCCGTCGTCTTTTTTCAGTAACATATCCATTTGTTTCGCTTGATACATGGCGTTTACTTCGTGAATACTAAAGCTTTCATAATCGGTTACATTAAAGCCTTGTCTTTTCAAAAAGTTCACAATATGTTTGCGAGATTTGCAAATTTCGTTGATGTGACTGCTTTGGGCCATTTTGTCTTATGTATATTATAAAATTATATTTTAAGTTGGTTCAATTTTATAATATATTTCAACTATTTTTTATTTATATATCTCTCTATTTATCTCTCTATAACAATCTCCTTCGCAATCCGGCGGATTATTTTGTCTTCACTTACAGAAATTTCCCCGTGACCGCCGGTCGATTCTTTAATGATTTTTAGATATGTATCGTTGAGGTGGGACTCACCGTCTTGGCTTTCGGGATAGGTATCACTCCACAACGCAGCGAGTTTCATATTGCGGAAGGAGATGGTTTTTATGACGTAGCGGAGCTTGGGATTGTTTTTTCCTTCTTTCTCCCACTTGTTATCATCTTTCACGTACAATGTCTCGCGTTTTGCATCACTGCAATGAATCGGTCGCTTATAAATATCCATGCTATTCAGTTTATCAATCATAATCTTCGTAATCCCTTCGACGTAGCCGAGTTCACCGACACTTTCGAGGTCCGACAGTTGCAAGTCAATGGAATTGGCGAAATCACTAATATTCATAGCATCCTTGCATTGCTCGTTCAAGAAGAACTGCAGGTTGAAGGTTTTGTTATTGTTGTGAGAGTTAATATTATTATTATTAATATGTATGGCACTTGTATTTTTACATACCTCGATGAGTTGTTGTTGTAAATCCGAGTTACTTTTCATCAAATCTATTACCATAGAGGTAAGGTTTTTCAGTTCAGTCTTAACAGACAGAGTATCTTCTAAACTACCGGTTTCTAAACTATCGGTTTCTAAACTGCCGGATTCTAACTTACATTTCTTTTTATGTGCACTTAAACCCTGTCTAAAACTATAAACTTTCCCACAATTACACGCATATTCTTTTTGGAGATTTTCGTGTAACTCGATGTCATTCTTTTTATGTTTCAGTGTGAGTAAATGTTTTTTAAAGTCAGTTTCTTTCCTACATGTATAGGTGCATTTTATGCATGAAAAATCGTTGGCGATTTTTGGAGATTTTTTTGTCATCATTTGTCACTATTATCTCTATTTAGAAAAAAATGTCTAAACCTTTACTAATTATTTTCTCAAAAAATTACCATCACAAATTTTTCACCGCCGGCAGAAAAAACAGACCATCTTCGAGGAAAACTGATTTTTTTAAAAAATTTCTTCCATTTCTTAACAGGGTTTTACAAATTGGACATTTATAAATGTCCAAAAACGAAAACCAATCGCCAAACCTGGAAATTAAAAATTTGATAATTTTCTATATAACATAATATATATTCACTTTATTTATCTATAATAATCTCCTTCGCAATCCGGCGGATTATTTTGTCTTCACTCACAGAAATTTCCCCGCGGCCGCCGGTCGATTCTTTAATGATTTTTAAATATGTATCGTTGAGGTAGTATAGTCACAAGTTTTACACAGAAATAATTCGGCATTTTTTATATTAGGATTTATTAGGATTAATGCGTACGAGTGAATAAATGTGCGGTATAATTACTTTATTTACTCGTAGTAACGACGCAAGGTTTGCATTGAAATAATTCGGCATTTTTTCTATTAGGATT